GCGCCCCCATCTACAAGACCGATATCGGATACATGACAACGGTCAAGGCGATGCGAGAGTGGTTCGAAAGCGTGGCGGAAAACAAGCCTGAGGGCATGAAATAAAAACCTTGTCAAGATCCCATTTCAAACCATTTCAACCCGTTCACACACTCTTCCCCATTTTACCCAATCGCCCCAACCAGACCCGAAAAACCGGGTTTAGAATCGCCCCATGCGAGGGGCGATTTTTTTCGTCTCTTCATGACTTCCTCCTGATGGTGGGTCAATGGTCGGTCCCGGGAGTCGCAGCCCCGGGGCCGGCCGGACCCGCCGGCACATCTCAAAGAGCGGGACCCATGGCTGAGGCTTTGCGCGGCGGAAAGATTCCCAAGTACGGGCTGGAGGCCCGGGTGCTGGAGCTCGAAGGCCAGTACAACCACACCCAGATCGCCGAGATCCTGACCCAGGAGCTCGCCGATCGCATTCCGCCCATCAAGGACAGTATCAGTCAGAGCACGGTCAGCCGGCACCTGAAGGAGGTGCGGGCCATGCGGGCGGAGACGGCCCGGGAGATGTGGAAGGACGCGGTCGAGCCCACGATCAAGGGGTCCTGCAACCGGATCAACCAGATCGAGGACGATTCATTCGCCCGGTACCAGGCCGCCCAGAGCGACAAGGAAAGAATTCTCTGGGCCCGTGAGGTCCGGGAGACGGTCAAGCTGAAGTTCTCCTACGCCGGGCTCCAGGAGGGCGACGAGGAGAAGGTCAAGAAGGTGCAGAAGGCCATCGAGCAGGAGCTCGGCAAGGAGCTCATGGGGAAGCTGGAAGATGTTGTCGGAACGACAAAAGGCGCTGCAGCAGTACATTGACCTGCTGGCCGAGGCCAGGGACAAGGGCAAGCTCATGAGCATGCTGCGGGCCCTGGCCGTGAAGGACCTCTATTTCCTGCTGGTCCGGGTCCTGCGGCAGGGGCACATGAACGAGGGGCCCGAGTACCGGCGGGACTGGCTCTTCGACCGCTGCCGGGAAGTGCAGGCCGAGCCTGACAACTGCCTGGATCTTTGGGCCCGGGAGCACTTCAAGAGTACGATCATCACCTTCGGGCTTTCCATCCAGGACACCCTCAACGATCCCGAGATTACGATCGGGATCTTCTCCTACAACCGGCCCACGGCCAAGGCCTTCCTCACGCAGATCAAACGGGAGTTCGAGACCAACGATCTGCTCAAGAAGCTCTTCCCCGAGATCCTGTGGCAGAACCCGACCCGGGACGCGCCCAAGTGGAGCGAGAACGACGGGATCATCGTCAAGCGCAAAAGCAACCCCAAAGAGGCCACGGTCGAGGCCTGGGGCCTGGTGGACGGGCAGCCCACCAGCAAGCACTACCAGCTCATGGTTTACGACGACATCATCACCCGCGACTCGGTGACCACGCCAGACATGATCCGCAAGGTCACCGAGGGCTGGGAGCTCTCCATGAACCTGATGCGCGAGGGCGGAAGGCAGCGCTACGTGGGCACGCACTACCACGCCGCGGACACCTACCAGACGATCAAGGAGCGCGGGATCGTTCAAGCGCGACTGCATCCCGGGACAAAGGACGGCACGGCCCTGGGGGAGCCCGTGCTGTTCACGAAAGAGTACATGGCGCTCAAGCGACAGAGCATGAGCAACTACGTTTTTTCCTGTCAGATCCTGCTCAACCCCAAGGCGGACAGCGTGGTCGGTTTCGACCGGGACTGGCTCCGGTACTGGCCGGCGCGGAACTTCAACAATTTGAACATCTACGTGATCGTGGATCCGGCATCGAGCAAGAAGCGGAAAGAGAACGACTACACGGTGATGATGGTGATCGGCCTGGGCCGGGACAACAACTACTACTGGATCGACGGGCTCAGGGACCGGCTCAACCTGAAGGAGAAGGCGGCGCGGCTTTTTCACTTCCACCGGATCTATCGGCCGCTCGCGATCGGTTACGAGGAGTATGGCCTGCAGGCGGACATCGAGTACATCGAGGAGGTCCAGGACCGGGAGAACTACCACTTCGCCATCACCCCCCTGGGCGGCCGGGTGGCCAAGGACGACCGGATCGCGCGGCTCGAACCCATCTGCCAGGCGAGCCGGCTGTATGTTCCCGAAAAGCTCGTGCGGGTCAACTACGAGGGCACGGCCGAGGATCTCATCCAGGTTTTCATCCACGAGGAGTTTACGCCCTGGCCCTATGCCCTGCACGACGACATGCTGGACACCCTGGCGCGGATCACGGACCCGGATCTGATGGCGGTCTTTCCGGAGCCCGAAGGGATGTATCCGCCCGGGCATGACGAGAGGGCGAACGACTGGGACCCTCTCAGGTACCACTAATCGCGATTGGAGGTGGCGGAAAATGAGGCGACGAAGTTTTTTGATTGTTTCCATCCTCGCGGTCCTGGCCGTGGCGGCCGTGGCCTACGCGGACTACAAGTGGGCGCCCCAGTACAAGAACCAGGGTGAGATCGGTACGGCAGACAAGCCCTGGGGCCGCAGCTACGTGCAGCGGCCGGTGGTCACGGGCTCTTTGCACAAGCCCTTCGACCCCGGGGTCCTGAAGGTCACGAGCTACACGCAAATGACGACCAACGAGTCGGGCATGTCGATCTTCGTGATCAATCCCGCGACCATGCCCTACCACACTTACGAGTTCGACCTGACCAAGATCTATAACTCGTGCACGCCGTCGACCGGCGTGACGCCGTTCAGGGATGTGGGGCTCGCGACCGGTCTGACCGTGGCGGTTTTCCCCCCCACGAGCCTGACGGACGGATATGAGTTCGCAGTGCGAAAAGCCGCCGAGGATACGGGGTCGACGCCCATTCAGGTCTGGCAGCCGACGGCGAACGGGCAGGTCACGGGTACGTGGTCCGGGGTGACGCCCGCCGGGACGCTGATCACCAAAGAGACGAGCGGAGATGTGGTCTCGGGGGCCAGCAGCCAGATCGTCAACCAGCAATACGAGCACGCGACCTACCGGCTGGAGTACGAGTCGAGCGTCAGTCTCTTTCAGGTCTCGGGGCTGACGAACGACTAATGGCCGGGTCCGGGATCATATTCTCCGCCGGGCCCGTGGGGGTGGTCCCCACACAGGACTGGCACCTGCCCGCCTTTTGGCGGATGCTCAAGGACTGGCCGGATTTCTGGGCGGACGATGAGCGGCCGCGGGATTTCGATGCCTTCACGGCCTGGTTCAAGGCCCACGCCCGGGACGCCCTCACGGGCGTGGAGGCTGGGCAGCCCGTGGGCTGCGCCTACCTCGACTTCATCTACCCCGGGTATTACGCCAACGCGAACATTTTCAAGCGCCGGGGGTACGGCAATCGCAAGTTGGTGACCGCGGTCGTGCGGGCGGGGCTGCCCTACTGGTTCAAGGAGTACTCCCTGGAAAAGATTATCGCCGTGACCCGGCAGAAGAGCGCCGTCCGGCTGGCGCGCCGCCTGGGTTTTCGCAAGGACGGCACCTTGCGGCATCACCGCAAGGTGCGGGGGGTGTGGACGGACTACACCCTGCTGTCGCTTTTGAGGGGAGATCTATGAGGGTCTACACGCGAGTGGTTCTGGCCGCGGCCACGGGCCGGGTGATCGAGCTGGACGGATTTGAATACGCCGGCCCCGTGGCCCTCTGCAAGGGCGGGGACACGCCCCAGATCGTGATGCAGAACCCGCCGGCGGTGAGCGAGCCGGCGCCGTTGCCCCCTCCGCCCGAACTGCCCAAGGAGGTCAAGGACACCTCCGAGGAGGACGAGGAGAAGGCCGCGGAGGAGCGCCGCAAGCGCCTGGCCCGGGGGCGGGTGTCGACCCTATTGACGGGCGGCGCGGGCGTGCTGGGCGAGCCCGTGACTAAGAAAAAGACGCTTCTCGGAGAATGAGGTCGCTCCCCCCTGCGGGAGCGTGGATTGAAACGGAGACTGAGATGGCGGCCCCCTACAGCGTAGCGCGAAGCAGTTATATGGCCGGCACGGCCGGCAATCTCGGCGCCGTCAATATGGGCGGCGGCGGGAACGCCCTGCTGGGCGTCGCGGGCAAGGCGGGCAAGGCCCTGCCCTACGTGGGCATGGGTCTCGG